TGAAATTGGCCTTGGTCAAATTCGCTGTAAGACTGCAAAGACAGAAGGGTTCACGGGTAAGTGTACTGAACTTTATAAACCTGAAGTAAACTTAGAGTATAGCATGGCATATCTTCGTTATGCTTTGGATAGAACTAATAACGATATCTGCAAAGCAGCATCGTTTTATAGCAGTGGTCAGATTCCAAGATCAAATAAGACTGCATACTGCAGAAAAATGCTTACCCATTTACAATGAAAAAAATATTAGCACTTCTTCTTATATGTCTGATACCTGTCAGGGCGTTAGCTTTTGAATTAACTTTTTCTGTTGACTTCAACGGAATGATGGCTAAGCAGCCAGACATATTGAAAATAGCCATGGACTATAATGGTTACAATGCTAATAAGAATAGAAAAGAACTAAAAGAAATTTTAGATCTTGATCCGGTGCAAACGCCTTGGTGTGCCGGATTTATTAATTACGTTTTGGAAAAAGCTGGTTACTATACTACTAATAATCTATCAGCTGCAAGCTACCACAACTATGGAATGAAAGTAAAAGAACCACAACCCGGTGATATTGTCTTGCTTAGACGATCAGGTGGAAGTGGTAGACATGTTGCTTTTTTCTATGGCTATCATAATGAGAATGGTGTACAATATATTGAATTGCTTGGTGGTAACCAAGATAAGTCTGTCAACATAACTGCCTATCCAATAGAACTAGTAGTTGACATTAGAAGACCAATTAAAAAATTTGGTTGATAAATACTTTTTTATTCTTACAAAGGAAACAAGATGAACAAGACATGGGGTTATCATCTATTGCTTGATTGTTCTGCGGGACATCTTACTTTAATTAGTGATAAACAAAATGTATATGACTTTATTAAAGAACTAGTAGTAGCTATTGATATGGTTGCTTTTGGTGAACCTTGGATAGAACGCTTTGCAACACATGATGCTTCTAAGTCTGGTATTTCATTTTGTCAAATGATTGAGACATCAAACATTACTGGTCACTTTGTAGATAAAGATGGCAATTTCTATATTGATGTTTTCTCTTGTAAACCATTTAATAATGATACAGTAATTGATACAGTTGATAAGTATTTTAAACCTGAAAAGATTCGTATGCATTACATCTCCCGTGATGCATAATTATTGACGCGGGGTAGCGCAGAAGAAGAGCGTCGGACTCATAATCCGAAGGTCGGTGGTGCGAATCCATCCCCCGCAACCAATTTAAGGTGTTGTTATGAAAATTGAGCATGCATATATTCTTTACATTGATACGCCAGATGCAACTAAGTATATGGAAGAATGTAAAGCCTCTTGTGAGAAGTATGGTATTCCCGTAACACCCCATCTTGGTATGAAGTTGCCAACAACAACAAAAGCCATTTATGAAAATTGGGGATTTAAGGTTGATCCTCGTTGTGATGGTCATGAGGCAACTTATGATGTTCTTAATATCTGGTTCAAAGAACAACTTTGCCTAACAGGCCATCTTTCAATTTGGAAAAAGATTGTTGCAGAGCATAAAGGTGCTGTTGCAGTATTTGAACATGATGCTATTGTCAAGCGTAATTTTCTTGATGTTGATGTAGAAGACAATCAATGGACATTCCTTGGTTATAGAGTAGATGATCGTGATGATTATGAATGTATTGATGATCCTTTTACAAAAGTACCTATAGAGAAATTTGAAGGTACACATGCTTATGCTTTGACTCCCAACACAGCAAAGCATTGTTTGAAATTGTTAGATAATTATGTTAATGAAAATCAATTTCTTCCTTTAGGAACATCTATTGATCATTTGATGGGTGTGAGAAATGGATTTAGACTACCAATGAATGTTGTTGATCCTGCTCCTGTCATTGTTCCAGTTGAGCAAAAGAAATCACATACACAACCCGACGATAAAACAGCTCGCTATAATATGATTCCTCCAGATGGATTCTTGAGAGGTCTTAAAAATACTGATAAGTATATGATTGATGAAAAGAATAATTGGCTTGTATTCTAATGAAAGTATCTATTGGTAAGTATCCTAAAAAGATAAACGGTGTACGTAAGGTATCAATAAAAATTGAACCTTTTGATACTTGGTCTATGGATCATACATTATCTTTAATCATTCATCCCTTGCTTATTCAACTAAAAAATACAACTCATGGTTCACCAAATGTAGATGATGAGGATGTTCCTGAAGAACTTCGTTCTACATCTGCCCCTCCCAAAGAAAAAGAATGGGATACAGATGATAATCATCACAAACGTTGGGAATGGGCGTTAGATGAAATGATTTGGGCATTTGCTCAAAAAATAGACGATGAAGCTGAAAGACAATTTAGTTCAGGTAAAATAGATATTAAGTTTGAAAAAGTTAATATTGGCGGTGAAGACTTATATGAGATGATAAAAGGTCCAGACGACACATACGTGTTTGATCAAGAAGGATGGGAGAAATGGAATGAACGCAAACGTAACGGGTTCAGACTCTTTGGTAAGTACTTCGAGTCACTCTGGGACTGATGCATATAATTACTCGGTGGATTATATGAAGAAAGCAGCATTTCATAATGAGTTGCAGCGTCTTGAATCTTTTCCACATCTAATAGAAAATTCTGTTGATCGAATTACAGTTATATGCTATCTTAAAGATAGAATTGATCAAATAACTAAAAGGTACAAGTGACATGCCAACTATTTCACAAACAGTTGATATTGATTTTGATTTAGATGATATTTTTGACGATGATCTGACCGAAGAGTTAGAAGGTCGTGGGTATATAGTATACAAAGATACTACTGGGGATTTAGATCTTATTGAAATGATACAAAGTCGTGGTTATACAGTATATGGTAAACTATATGATAAAGATCGTGAACTTCAAAAACTATATACTACATATCAAACAACTTCACCAGAGTTCTTTGAAAAAGAACTTAAAAAATATTTTCGTGAACATTTAGACGTAAACATTTATTGAATGGTCTCTTAGCTCAGCTGGACAGAGCAACGGATTTCTAATCCGCAGGTCAGAGGTTCGAATCCTCTAGAGATCGCCAATTGCCCTCGTAACCCAAAGGCAGAGGTAGGTGACTTAAAATCACCACAGTGTCAGTTCGAGTCTGACTGAGGGCACCAATTTTTATAGGATGAACACTATGCATAAATTTGTTAAATTAATTAATAGTGCTGAAGGCCGTAAAGGCAATCCAATATATATTAATACTGATCACATTTCTGCCATTCATGAAGTAGAGATTGAAGGTGTAGGATTTAAAACATTTGTTTATGGTGGATATCAAGGTGTAACTTGGGAAGTAGAAGAATCACCTAAACAAATTATTCAAAAGATCTCTTATGAGGGAGTGATAATGGGATGATTAAAGAATATCAAGTTAGAAAAAAACCATTTATACAAAAAGCAATTCAATTCACCAAAGATCTTACAGATGATGAGATAAGACTTTGGTCTGACAATGCTGCCTTCATTACTCATCTTGATCGTGATGATGAACCTTGTGTTATGATTCTTACATTAGAGGGTGCAATGAAAGCTCACTATGGTGATTATATTATGCAAGGTATAAATGGTACAGATTTTTATCCCGTAAAAGAATCTATTATGATTAAATCATATGATTTTATAAGGGAATGATATGAGTGTAAATATTGTGGCTGTTACAAGACCAACTAGTGGTCTTGATATTGATGATTTCATTGCCTATGTTGCAAGAGTATCAAATCCTTCTAATCAAAATAATACTGAGACATCTGGACGACTAATTAAATATCTTGTAAAGAATAAACATTGGTCACCGTTTGAATTAGTTCATGTTGTTATGGAAATTGAAACAACAAGAGATATTGCTCGCCAGATTCTTCGCCATCGTTCTTTTACCTTTCAGGAATTTAGTCAGCGCTATGCAGATCCCACCAAAGATCTCGGGTTTAAGACCCGTGAAGCCCGTCTTCAAGATTCTAAAAACAGACAGAACTCAATTGAAGTTGACGACAAACAATTACAACAATCCTGGGAAACCTACCAAAAAAATTCCATAACTGCAGCACAAAATCTTTATCAATGGGCAATTGATAATGGTATAGCTAAGGAACAAGCCAGAGCTGTTCTCCCAGAAGGTCTTACTGTGTCACGTATGTATATGTCAGGTTCACTTCGTTCTTGGATTCATTATTGCCAACTAAGATGTTCTAATGGTACACAAAAGGAACATCGTGAAATTGCAATTGATTGTTGGTACAAAATTATGGAAATGTTTCCCTCTCTAAAGGAATTGGAACTAATTACCTCTTGATTTAATATAAGATATAGGTTATATTATAATTATTGGAGGTATCAATGATTAAGTTTCATAATGTAAATCTTATTTCTAAAGGTGATCTTAAGAAATTAAAGAGTCTTTCTTCTTTTATTCTTAAGAAATTTTTTACAGAATATATGCGCAATAAGCTAGAGATTGACGTATATTTTGAAAAAAACTTATTTAAAAATAAGAATACCTATGGAAATTGTATCTGGGAAGACACACATCGTAATCCTAGAGAGTTTACCGTTCAAATGGAGCCTAATCAGAAGATATCACTTCTCCTAAATACCTTAGCACATGAGCTTGTTCACGTCAAGCAATGGGCTAAAGGAGAATACTACGAACTTTGCAATAAACCTAAAGTCTATAAGTTTAATGGTAAGCTTGTAGATACTGCAAAGGTCGATTATTGGGATACGCCCTGGGAAATTGAAGCCCATGGTCGTGCAATCGGGTTAGTAGTTCTGTGGGCAAGAAAAGAAAAGCTCACGGGACAAAATTTAATTGTTGAAGGCTAACCCCTAACTTTAACCAAGGAGTAAATAATGAAGAAGCTACTTATTACTGCAGCAGCTATTGCTTTGGCAACTAGCGCGTATGCTACAGACCTTCCTTCAAAGAAGGCTGCTCCTGCAGCTCCTGCAGCAGCACCTGTTGCAGCATCTGCAGACAATACGATTTCAGCTGGATATGGTTTTGACTATACACCAGGTGAATATAGCAAGTCAACTGCTACTAACTATTCTGTAGCATATTCACGTAGTCTCGGTGGTGGGTTCTCAGCAGGTGTTGCTGCTGGCACTTCACAGGCTGCAGATCAAGGTGCATTGAAGCAGACTATTGAAGCACAAGCCGGCTATAAGCTTCCAGTTTTTGCTGGTTTCACTGCTAAGGCTGGTGCAGGCATTGGTGAACGTTTCACTAATGGTGCCAACTATGGCTACTATGCACTTCGTGCAGGTATGGACTATAGCCTTACTGATAACATTGTTATCAATGCTGCCAACTATCGTTATCGTAACTCATTTGATGCTGCTTACAGCTATGAGTCACATCAGGTTGGTTCAGGCTTGACTTACAAGTTTGCTAAGGATCAGTCAGTAAACGTTTCAGTTGCTCGTTCATATGACAAGAGCTGGACATCAACTACTGATTCAGTAACAGTAGGTTATGCTTTAAATTTCTAAAAAATATTTTTCATTATTATGACATTTTTATGCAATTTTCATCAAACTGTCATAATAGAAATCTATATAAGGGCGGGAGAAATCCCGTCCTTTTTTTAACCCTAGGAGTTACTATGATTAAGAACATTCTTGCCGTAATTGGATCTATGTTTATTGCGACTTCAGCCTTTGCAGGTGAAGCAACCGGAGCTGGTGCTACATTTCCACAACCAATTTATGTAAAGTGGGCCGACTCTTTTAAGAAAGATACTAACAATGTAATTAACTATCAGGGCATTGGCTCTGGTGCAGGTATTAAACAAATCGATGCTAAGATCGTAACATTCGGTGCTACTGATATTCCAGTAAAGCCAGAAGACCTTGAGAAGAAGGGTCAAGTACAATTCCCAATGATCGTCGGTGGAATTGTCCCAATTTTCAATCTTAAAGAAGTTGATCAGCTTACATTGACAACTGATATTCTTGCTAAGATCTATATGGAAAAGATCAAGAGATGGAATGACAAGGAAATCGCAGAAGTTAATCCAGGTGTAAAGCTTCCTGATCTTCCAATCATTAAGATTCGTCGTTCAGATGGTTCAGGTACAACTTGGAACTTTACAAAGTTTCTTTCAGAAGCAAATGCTGATTGGAAGAAAAACTTTGGTAATGGCCAGACTGTTGAATGGGTTGGTGGTGCAATTGGTGCAAAGGGTAACGATGGAGTATCAAACAACGTTTACCAGACAAATGGTTCCATTGGCTATGTTGAGTACGCATTTGCTAAGCAGAACGATCTTCAGGTTGCTGATATGATTGGTAAAGATGGTAAGAAAGTATCACCAGGTCTTAAGGCATTCCAGACAACTTGGCCAATGGTTGCCACTTCTTATATCGTAATGTTCAAAGAATCAGCAGATGCTGACGCAGCCAAGATTGCAATCAAGTTCTTTGAATATGGCCTAGCCCATGACAAGGAAGCTGAAGCTTTGGACTATATTCCTCTTACAACAGCTCAAAAGGCTGAAAATAAGAAGATTTGGTCACAAATTAAGTAATTTGTCACTTGCTTTAATTTCAAATAGCCTCTATTATAATAATATAAGTAATGGAGGCTATTTTTATGTTTCAACGTCAAGGTAAGTCCCACAAGGCAGCATTGGTAGATTCTGATAAGATTTCTTACAAGTCTTTAGTAGAATTCTGTAAGAAGGCTAAGACAGATCTTGAGAATGCTGGTGAAGAAGATTCTGCTCTTCGCTTTGAGCTTTTAGAAGAATGGTTGCGTAAAGACTTCAGAGGATCATTCATTTATAGTTCTAAGATGATAGGCCTTTGATATATCCTACATTGAGCAAAAGAGGGCTGAAAGGCCCTCTTTTTTGTTTCTATAAATATGAAATAAACAATTGGGGATCTCACATGCTAACATTTTTAAATTTTCTTACTGAAAGAAGAATGCCTGGTTCAAATCCTAATGCAAAGGAAGAAAGTCATCTTTCAGATCTTCAAGGTCAAATTGAGAAGGCTAAGAAAGAATCCGGATCAGAAGAAATCACGATTCATACAAAACATGGTCCTGCAAAAGTCTCCAGTGCTGAAAAGGTTCCTGGAACTCCTAAGGCAGACTTTGTTCTTAAAAACAAAGCAGGCAAAGCACAAAGATTTCTCAGTCATAAAGATGGTTCTTCTGTAAAAGACTTTCAACAGTTTGGTGGTGTATCAAAATATAAAGAACATCCAATTGTTAAAAAGTTTGCCTCAATTCTTAAGAAGAAACATCCAGAAGGTGTTTCTGGTGAAACAGTTGCAATGAAGCTTGATACTTCAAATCCAGAACACAAAAGCTTCATTCAGAAAGCTATGTATGGTAATGGTCATGGAGATGAAACACATCATGAAAATAATGTTCATGAAATTCATCAAGGTCCAATGAAATTGGTTCCTCATCCAAATGGTAAAAAAGGTCATTATATGTTGACCTCAAATCATGTTTATAAGAGTGGTGAAGTTCCTAAGGATATGCACATGATGGTATATGCAAGGGGTGATCAAAAGAGATCAGATCTTGGTATAAACAAAACAAGAGTTCTAATTGGTCCTCAGGCTTCAAGAAAAGTTAGCAAGTTTTATTCATGAAAACTTTTTTAAATTTTATTACAGAAGCTGCCCGTCCTGCCTCTTCAGTTGAAGAAGAAGGATTGACTCATCTTACTCACGCCAAAGAATTGCATTATGCTGATCCTAAGCATGTAAAGCTTGGTCTTGATCTTATTCGTCAATTTCATAACCATAGACAAGGTAAGAAGAGTACTATCAAAGCTTCTTTGAAGACTGATGGTGGTGCCTCAGTTCATATCATTCACGATGAAAAAGGAATTGGTGTATCTGACAAGCATAGATGGGCTCGTGGAATTGTTGCCAGAACTCCTGAAGAAGTAGATAAGCATTTTGGTCATGCACCTGAATATGCGGCATCTCTCAAACATCTTCTTGCTCATGGTCATGAGTTTGTAAACAAAGGTCATCATGTTCAAGGTGATCTTTTACATACTCCTTCTGATACTCATACAAAGAAATCTGGTAGTTCTATTTCAACAACTCCTAATAGAATTACCTATAAAGCTAAAACAAAGGCACCACTTGGTGTTGCTATTCATACCGAAGTTCATGGCAAGACTGCCTCAGCATTATCTCCTGGTGCATTGAAACGTAGTGAAAATGTATTTGTTCCAGAACATGAACATAAGCCTGATCCTGAACATTATTCTGCAGAAGATAGAAAAGCAACTGAACATCATTTGGCTGCTGCAGAGAAGCTACTCAAAGGTCATACTACAAAGCATTTGACACCAGAGCATGTTTCTCATTTTACAACTTATATGAATAGCACAACAAGAGGCAATACTGCACCTTCTGTTGAAGGATATAAGAAACATCTTCAGGCTGTTGCTGAAAAGAAAGCTAGTAAGTTAAAGACGCCTGCAGCTCAACAAAGAGTAAGAGATCAACATGCTGCTATGATTGCTCATGTTGATAAGCATGCACAACACTTCCAACGTTCAATTGATATTCACCATCACCTTGAACAAGCCACTGAACATGTATTGAAGGGTGTTCAACATCCTGATATGGAAACATCTATTGATGGAAAGAAGTCAGCTGGTGAAGGTGTCGTTCTTCAAAAAGGTGGAAGACCAGTTGCAAAATTAGTTCCTAGAAAAGTATCTACTGCAATCTTGAACAATCCAAGATTTGGCAGAGGTTAATATGGTTATGTGAATGAATGAGAATGATCTACTTAAAAACTTTGCCAAGTTGTTAGGGCCGGGTGCAGAAGAAGCTCTAAAAGCAACTGAAGAGAAGCAAGAGAAAGAAAAGAAACTTCTTGAATCTATTGCTACTTCTCTTGGACCAGAGGCCAAGGCAAAGCTTGAAGCTATTGAAGAAGAACAACAAAGAAAAATAAAAGAAAAAGAAGAGAAGAAAGAACGTGAGAGAAAACTTTTAGAAACTCTTAATGCTTCTCTTTCTAACCTTATAAATGATAACCCAGACAAACTTGGTATTATTGAACAGGAAATTTCTGAAGTTGTTCCAATAGACGAAATTCCTCTTGATGATATGTTAAAAGATCATTATGATAAAAAAAATCTA